TAACGAGTCTTTTCTAAACAATCTTCGAATGTTTTCAATCCTGTCTTAGGACTGTGAATGTGGTCACAAGCCCAGGTAGGGACGTCAAGCATCATTGACCAATCAGCAGTTACTTCTAACCACTCAAGAATCTTCTGACGAGTCTTAGTAGCTTCCTTACCTTCAAAGTCTAACCAGTCAAACTTAAGAACACCCTTACCAATCTGATATCCACCAGAGTCACCTAAGATCATTGTGTTATTACGGTCTCGTTGTTGAATCATAGATTCTTGCACAAGACTTTTTTGTAGATCTAATTGTGCATGACCTGCTGAATATAGACCGTATTTGTATGTAAAGTATCCTTCTTCTGGATTTAAGAAGTTCATACCCTCAATGCCGCGGTCAAACCCAACTGGCATACGTTCATCAGATATGAACTTTTCTAGTCGCTGTTTAGCAACATAGGTTGAGTAGAAAGAGCTAATAGCTGGCAAATAGACAGCGTAGTCTTTCTGTAGCGGTGTTAAATTAACTTGTTGTTTGCTCATCTTTACTCAATATAATTGTTGTTTTTAATTGTTTTTCGGCCCGCTTTAGATTTTCATATGCGGCACTAATAGCAGGATGCTCTTTAGAAAGTTCTTCTAATTTTGCATCTTCTGCCATCTTGGTCATTGCCCAATTAATAGCCTCTACAGCAGATCTATTTAGGCTTACAGTGGGTTGTGATAAAATAATTTGTTGCCAAGCAGTACCGTCCCATACCTCTAAATTTTGATTCTTAGTATTGTATAAAACGGTGCCAACGCCTTGCCCATCAATCTTGCCATATACATACGGCGCGGGCCCGGCGTGTTGGACATCTATCATAGCACCAGCTGTAATACCCTTTATCATGTCTGTGCAGGAATAATGTATTTGTAAGTAGCCAAGCCACTATCTAATGTAATTTGTAATGCACCTTCGTTACTTAGGCCCATTTTGCAGTTATTAACATCTGCTGCCTTAAGAATAGCTAATACAGGCGCAACTGGCCAAGTCCATCCTTTGTTTAAGTTTCCAGTAACGTTTTGTGCAAAAATAAATTCACCACCATGACTTGCTTGGTCACCGAATGTGAATTTTAATTTGTCACCATCTGTCTTAGCTAGGAAGGTTGTGTGTTCGTTGTTAGCAGCCGCTTGAAAGCTAAACCGTTGAACACTTGCAAGTGTAGGCTCGACTTCAACATCCCACTTAACTCCCCGGAACTTAACTGTCTTAAGTTTTTCGTTAATGATCTCAGTGTTCATAAAACGGTAATCGTTTTTGAAGTCCTTTGTAGCATTTTCAAAATGTAAACCTGTCGGAATAATTTCACCGTTGCGGTCTTGTTTAACCACTTCGATATTTGCGTTCTCTTTATACTCCGGGCAGTCAAGTAGATACTTCAGTTTGTTCATTTGCGGCATACCAAAAATGCCTAGCATGTCTCCATGCGGGTCAGCTGTTTCGCCATACATAATAACAGTTCGATCATCTGCCATAGAATCGATCTGTGTCTTTTCGTCTGTTCCTGTAATTTTCACAATGTTTAAAAAGCCAAGATTATGTGTGTGGCTAACGATGTCTTGTAGAATGTCTTTCATGATTAAAGTCCTTTGTATTAGTTTATTTAGATTTAGGGTAAATGTCAACAACTATTTTCAATCGAATGAAAATAATTTGCCAAACGTGTTATCTTGTGTAGTAGATTCTAGATCCCATTCTAGAACTCCGATTAGGTTATCAAGTTTGTTATTGATAATGGTAGCTTCCATTTCGCTGTGATCAAACGGCAGATCCTGGAACCATTTTGGTAAACGTAATTCGTCAGTTGGGTAAGCAACACTGGTATATCCTAGCGGATTGTCCCTGACCTTACAGACAATAACTTTCATACCGTCAACGATATTAGTGCTGTATTTGTCACCATTCATACGTTTCAATGTATTCCAGTTGATACTTGCTCGAACGTGTCCGGGCATGTTAGCTTTGCCTGCTTTAAGTTCTGCCGCTTGATATGCCGCAATGTTGTTAGCACGTTTTGGACTGCCCTTCTCCCAACCTGGTCTAGATTTAAATTCGGTTCTAAATTCGCTAATCATTTCTAGAATCTCTAGTTCTTCTGCACCGTTTAGAACTTTGGTGAGAACTTCTTCTAAAAACTTCTGCATAAATTCAGGAGTGTCACTGCGTTTTAAATCTAAACCCATAGCTTTGATTTTACCTGGCTTACCAGCAGTGTCGTATCTCTTACCGTCTTTATCGATATACAAAACAGCATATCGTTTTTTGGTAATAAACAAGCCCTTAATGGCAACAATCTCACGTCCACCTTTAATAACTTCGCCTCGACTTTTGGGGCAATTAAATGCTTCGAGCATAAAGTCTGGGAATGTTGCATTTACGTTGTCTGCAATTGTGTTATACAATTGAATACAAATGTCTTTATCCCAAGGGATTATTTTCTTTTGTATTTCAGTCTTTAATGTGTTATAGGCACTAAAGTAACAAGAATCAGTGTCGCCGTAGATAATAGCTTTGCCGACGTGATCTTTATCACCTGTGATCATTTCATTAACCTTGCCTGCCATGTGCTTGGCAATTTGACGTCCTACTAGTGTAGTAGACTGTCCAATACGCTTGTCAAAGAACCGGCAACCGGCATTCAAGATAGCACCATACAAGCTGTTCAAATTAATCTTCTTGACTAACTGACGCTTGTCCCAGTATTCTTCTTCAATCTTATTACCTGCATCAATCGCTGCCTTGAGCTTTTTTTGCATGTCCTTACGTTCACTATACCAACGTTTTAACAATCCGGGAATTATTCCTTCTTGTTCGTAAGTAAAGATTGTGCCATTTGCGCTTAACATCCAAGGCTGGTTACTTTCAAACATCAAGCGATATACTTCGGCAGCACTCATTACATTGCTTTCACCATTTTCCCAGTCGACGGTTATTTCAAATGCTTTATCCTGCCGCATAACTGCTTCATATTCTAGACTACCAAACATACCTTCCCATGATGCTGCAAATGATTTCTTATGCACTAACATTTGTTCATTAATATGTTGATCAGTTCGGTCTTGGCGCAACTGTCCGACGATAGTTTCCGGACCCATGTTTAACGCACGAATGGCTGAAGGATACAGTGAGTTAATGTCAATAGATCCAATCCAGTCGTGAATACCTTTTTTGGGATATGCAACATACGCACCAGCGGCTTGATTATTTGCTTCCTCGTCGCGCTTGGCACGATTGGGAACAATTAGTCCTCTGTGGTGAGCTTCGTTTACAATTGCCTGTTCGGTAACTGCAACTGCACCCATTGTAGTTTGTAGTAACACTGTGCATTCGTGTGCAAGTGTGTTTGCAAGGTCTAGAAATTTTAATTTCTTATCTAGCTTATCGAGTAGTGCGGTGTCTTGTCTGTTATATTCAATAAACTTTTTAAAGTCATTGTTATAAAGTTGATCAAGTGTGCCTTCGTAAACAGTTTTAGTCTCACCTATCTCCATTTCTCCGATTGCATCCAGTCGATATGTGTGACGCTCTTCGTATGTGTATTTGCGGTACAGCTCGAGACTGTCCAGATGAACGCGACCAACCAGGTCATAAGTAACAGCCTGTTTCCCATACTTTTCATACTCCCGCTTCTTAGGCATTTGCCCCCACAGACATAATCTGCGAGTATCTTCCTTACTCAATGCTTTGGTAATTCTATTTACTGTGTAGGGCATATCAAAGCCCTCGCTATTCCATCCACTTAGCACATCTGCATCTTCGATTAGTTGCAGAAACATTTCTAACATTTCTGCTTCTGTTTCGAACAAGTGCGTGTTAGGAAAATCCTTAACCTGTTCTAGTGCTTGCTCCATTGTAAGTGTCTTTGGAGGAACCGCCATACATACAAGTGTATCTAACCATTGTAGGTGAACGGCAATCGCAGTAATTGGCATAAACGCATCTTCGGGACTTGCATAGCCACGTTCTGGATCGAAGTCCACCTCAATGTCCCAAAACGCCACGTTCAGTTTTGGAGGTTCTGCGTTTAGATAGTTTTCTTCTAGAGTCTTAAAAACTGGATTGATGTCGCTTTCATACAGTTTGTGATTACTGTGAATGCGTTGTTCTTTCTGAAAATCTTTATACGATCTTGTGACTACCTTAGAAAGGTTTTCGCCGTAAATTGATTTGAATTTGCCCCGTTGTTCTGGGTAATAAAATGTGTATCGTGCTGGATACTCTTGATAGATTCTGCCTTTCTTTAGATCTCGTTCTACAACAAAGATAGCATCCTTTTCACGATCCCATCGTGCGTCTACATAACTCATATTTTCCTCCTACCGCTTATGGCCGGCAACCGTCTATGTGATCAATTATGGCTGATCAAACCTTTCTCTTAATTAATTATCATTCTTACTAGACCAACACTATCGATAGTGGTCAACAAAATATAGTTAGCCAACATACCAAAAGATTTCCTAGTCCAGCTAGCCCAAGCATACAAAGCACAGCCAGTAATCCAAATGGGATACAAAGTAAGAAGCGGTGGAGTAGGGACTGTGAGTGCCATAGTAATACTGCAACCAACGCTAATAGCCCAAGCAAGAAGCTCAATAGCAAAGCGAACTCTGTTAGACTTAAAGTCATCTTGAATCCACTCTAGTGTTGGTTTAAAAAAGTCAATGATCATTGATCGTCGCGACGATGTGAATGTCCACCGATATCTACAATAGTCTCAAGGTCGTCAAATTCTTTCCAAACTTGATCCCATTGGTCTTTCATAGATACTTTAATTGCCTTGCGTATTACGCTAGGTTTCACTTCAAGTTCTTCTGCAACTGCTTTAATTGTTTCATTAAGACCTTCAGTTAAGTCTTGGATTTCCTGCATGACTGTCATGCCTTCAGAAATGATTTGTTTAATTTTTGCCTGCTCTGGTGCGCCGAATGCTTTTCCCATAATATCTCCTGTGAGTGTTAATTATACAGATGTGCAACTACTTTGTCAAACTTTTTTCAGTATATTCTGCTCGTTTCCAACCAACTAGGAAATTAGCCTTCCAATCGTTTTGTGCAAAACCAGTAAGATTTTTCCATTCGTGTTCCTGTTCTAAGATTCTTTTAGCAGCATCAACCCAATTAG